ATTAGGCACTGCAAAAAAGCAAATGCGTTGGGTAGAGATTCAAAGAGAAAAACATAATGGCATGGTATAATATTTTTGAGAAAACCCCCGTAGAAGTTGAGGAGAAGTTAAATCCTGCACAGCTTCATATGGGCAATGATATTAACTCTTCTCGAGAGCCCAGCTTTAGTTATGAAAAAGCGTATGAAGACTTAGAAATCGTTAATCGCGGCGTAAATATGATCGTAGATGACGTAGCTGAGATTCCTACTACTGTTTCTAGAGATAATGCTTTTCGAGGCGTAGTTCCGGGCATCAAGAGATCTAAGGTAGACACTCTTTTAAACAAATCTCCTAATCCTTATCAAGATATTAACAGCTTTAAGCGTAATCTTATTACGGATTTTCTGATTGATGGTAATATTTTTATGTACTTTGATGGAGCACATCTCTATCATTTACCTGCCACAGATGTACGGATTCACTCTAGTAAAGAGACGTATATTGAAAAGTTCACAATGCATGATGTTACTTTTAGTCCTGACGAGATTATTCATATTAAAGAAAACTCTTTCCACTCCATTTATCGTGGAGTACCTAGACTAAAGCCTGCATTACGTACTATGATTCTGATGAAAAGCATGAGAGCTTTCCAAGATAACTTTTTTAAGAATGGAGCAGTTCCGGGTTTAGTACTTAAATCTCCTAATACACTCTCCGAAAAAATTAAAGAACGTATGATGGTTTCTTGGCAAGCAAGATACCGTCCAGACGCAGGAGGAAGACGACCTCTTATCTTAGATGGCGGAATCGAAGTAGACTCGATTTCAAATGTAAATTTTAAAGAATTAGATTTTCAAACTTCGATAGATGACAATGAAAAGATTATTTTGAAGGCGCTCGGAATCCCTCCAATTATGTTGGATTCTGGTAACAACGCTAACATTCGCCCAAATATGCGTATGTATTATCTTGAGACTATACTTCCTATTGTAAGAAAAATCAATTATGGACTAGAAAGATTTTTTGGTTTTGAACTAAGTGAGGACATTTCTGATATCCCTGCTTTGCAGCCAGAATTACGAGATGCTTCAGCATACTACACATCTCTAGTAAATGGTGGTATTATTACTGCGGCAGAAGCAAGAGACCGATTAGGCTTTGAGCCTATTGAAGGTACAGAAGAAATACGCGTTCCTGCAAACATCGCAGGTTCAGCAACTAACCCAGACGAGGGCGGACGCCCTGTCGAGGAACAAGAGGAATAAACATGGGTATTGAAATGGTAGCTTTAGGGATGGCTTTTAGCCTTGTTGCACTAATTATGGCTGCAGTATATACAGTTATTGTCTCCAAAGTTAAAAAATCGGAGGAGAGATGGGAAGTTTAAGACAAAGAGGCAAAGTCCTCGAAGCAGTATCAATGGTAATGCTAGAAGAAGGTAAAGTACTTAGTAAGCGTGAGTATGAACATATCGAAACACGCACACCTATTCGAGCAGGACTTGTACTGAATTTTTTTGGAAGTTGGAGCCGTATGTTAGGTATTATGCAGAGCTCTCTTCCAGAAGTGTGGGCAGAAATTAAGAAGAAGGAAAACCCTCCTCCTAAACCAAAACCTGCTCCACCTAAAGCACCAAAGCCAGAACCTAAGGTTGCGGTCAAGCCTGCTGTTAAACCAGCAGTTAAAAAGGATTAAGATGATGAATAAAATCTTTAATCTGACGTCTACTTTCAAGACTCATGAACAGGACGATGGCTCTGTCATGATTCGCGGAATGGCAAGTACAGCTGATTTTGATCGCGCGGGTGACTCCATCTCAGCAGAAGCTTGGCAAAAAGGTGGACTAAAGAACTTTGAAAAAAATCCAATTATCTTGTTTAATCATGATTATGACAAGCCAATTGGCCGAGCTACTGGTCTGAAGTCTGGGCCCGATGGTTTGGAGTTAGAATGTAAGATTAGCAAGTCAGCACCTGCTAATGTTGCAGAGCTAGTTAAAGACGGTGTTCTTGGGGCCTTTTCCGTAGGTTTCCGAGTCAAGGATGCTGATTATATTAAGGAAACCGACGG